CTTTTCTATTAGTGAGTTCCTATCTTTAATAAGTGCATCATTCCTACTACGAACGTAGTGTTGAACAACATTACCCATCAAACTTAATGCAGTGAAGACAATGCCGAACATTACCCCCCATTTATCAATTTCAGACCACATTATGAACCCCTTAATCTGAGTAGTAACCTATAGCGAACCAATTACCCCTAACGTAATCATTTAGGGCGCCGCCAATTCGGGTAGAGGAACATTTGAAGTTTGTCAATGTGGTGTGGTACACAGACATAGTTAGTTCTACGTTCTGAGATGGATTAGGAGGAGAAGATACACTTCCATTCCATTCACTGCCCCTATTCTCAGGAACTACAATTACAAAAGGTTTGTTCTCGCTACTAAATCCTTGAGAAAAAGGCTGATTAAAGGATATAGACAGGTCAGTATTTGCAGGAACAAAGTTAGTCCAACCCCACTGGAGCATAATATTAATGCCAAACAAGAATCTAGGAAACTTTATGTAACCCTCTAGGCTCCCAGCAGCAGGGTACGTACCACCAGATGTCCAATTCCAAGAATGATCACCTATGGGCAACTGTGCGTCAGGAACAACGCCACTATTTAAGTTGCTTGCATTTCTGAAGAAGGTTGAAGCTAGTCCTTGTAGTAAATTTGCGTTAAGTCCGTTTACTTGTGGGTTAGCTGCCACCACTTTAGCTAACGTCTCTGCTGGGGTTAGCTCCCCCTTTACAAAGCTTGCTACTTGATCTAAAGTTATTTTAACGTCCCCTAGGGCATCCCTAGCCGGAACTAACTCATCCCCATCAATAGATAGGATAGGAGGTAAATCTGGTATTTGTGTTGTTGGCATCTATGTCACCTAAGAAGTCTTTGAGAATACACGAGTAAGTAACCCCGCTTTAGTGTACGTACCGTGGTCTACCCAAGTACCACCACGATCATTTTGTAATAGGATTGAAGTCATACCTGCGGAATCTGCAAACTCTAGTACAGTTCCAACTTCTGTAGCGTACAGCCAATTGAGGCGTTGGTGTACCGCGTTCATCCAGTAATTAAAGTAGTTTCGGATTACTGGTGTTGCAGGGGGTATCCCAGACCCTTTATAAGAATTAGATGGTTCTACCCTATTTAACACTACAGCAGCGTTGCCGTTTTTATCTATGATAGATTGAGCACTTAGGGTAGCGGCCCACTCTGTATTTACTGTTGGTTTAGCCATTATATAAAATACTCTATAACTGAAATTGGATTACCTAGCTCATCCACTATCTGATTGCCGTTATTGTCAACAAGAAGTCCTGCTTCTATTTTAACGTCCGTTAGCATTACATCTGCCATAGGGAATGCGTTATTCATCTCTACTCCACCCTCACCACATATAGTGCTTGTTCCGTACACCTCAGCAGATTGCACCACACTAACCGCCAGATCATATTCAAGTCCATCTACCACCACTTGGTAAGAATCTTCGGTGTTGGTGTAAATGAGATTACTTTCATCCCCAACCTCACCGAACTCTTGGTACTCTAAGTCGGAGGATAAGAGAACCCTACATTCGACCCCAGCCATTCTTATACGTTGAATTTCAGATACAATACCAGCTACCCAACCACTTCCTAGTACAGGGTAAATGGTTGCAGGGTAGGCTTCAAAGAATGTAACATCATTGGTGTTTGCTAGTGTCCGTAACCCCTGAAGAAACTTCTCGGTAGTTCCATCCATGTCACTCCCAACGGCACGTCCTAATATTGCTGTGCGATAGGATGGGTCAGGTCTTCCATTTCTCTCAACCCCCATCCAAGAACCAATCATGTCTAATAACGGCCCTCTGGCATTACTAATCCCTCCGTTATCAATGAGGTACTTGATGGTTTCTTCAAACTCTTGTAAGGGTTTCGTCCAACTGTCTAATAAACCATTTATAACAGGCTTATCTTTAAACTGGGATAACATCAAATCCCTAGCTACTTGTTGTAAATCTAAACTTTCTAATGTCGGCATGGTATAACCTACGGAGGTGTTACATCAGTAACTGTAATGTCTGCAAGCATAACATTAGCGTATTGTGTAGAGCTAATTGGGATTTTATTCTCAGTGAACCCTAAGCTCGCTTGGTTTTGAATGCGCACGACAATCCTACCAACACCTTCAGGAAGGGCCGCATAGATTACGGGAAATATTCTTGATGCAATTACATCCTTACCTATCGGTAGGGAATTGATATAAGTAATGATGGCTTCTTGCATAGTGGCAATGGCGGTAACTGGAATAGTTTCTTCTGTATACCGCTCGTAATCGATTTCAACATCTAAATTAATGGCAGTAGGTAGTGAGTATTTGATAATACGTTCGACACCACCAGAATCTATTACAATAGCCGTCTCATCACCATGCAGCTCTATACCACCACCCTTAACCCGCCATATTTCATCCGCCAGTTCTTGCTCATCAAACCCACCATCCACAAGGATTTCTATACTGTGTAATGGCCTACCATCTGTATCAACAGGGGCTACGTTAGTATTCTCAATAACCCTCGCATAAGTTACATTAGGTACGTTCACAAGCAACGCTTGTTCTATAGTTGGTATAGTTCCTGTGCCACTAGAAATTGGCCCAGCTTGTGCTCTGGTTCTTAGTTCAGAGTCTGTCTCTTCGTCTCTACCTAAGCGGTAAGCTTCTTTGTTGCCAGTATTAAGAAACCCAGATATTGGGGATCTTATGCTATCCATAAAATCAATATCAACAAAGATTGGGCCAGTTTCTACACATTCTACGTAGAATTGAACACTCACTGTTGTTATTGTCATTTTAGTCGTTAGAGAGGATACCGATAGTAGTGTGCCAGTATTGGCAGTAAAGGTGAACACTCTGTTTGCCCCAACAACTACATCAGTATACGTAAATGTTTTTCCAGTATCCGCGTCTAGAAGCGCAGACAACTCAGCGTGGATGTCTGTAACTGTATCCCCAATAATAGCAACGTATGTGTAGTTTGTCCCATTGATATTAAAACCGTACTCCGCCCCCACCACGATTGTCGAATTGGTGGAAAGGAATGCCTCATAACAACTAGACGCTGATGCAGTGACAATGGTTGGGTTATACGCTTCTATCCCATTAACCGAGGAATAGAATAGGGTGCCAGCAGGGATTACGGTTGCTGGTTTCAATAAAGCTGTTTGTGTTGATGTATTTGACCTGCCAGCAGGTATACGGTAGACTCCACGTAACCTAGCAAGCTCCTCTAAGTGTCTCCCCTCAGAATTACCGATGTTTAAAGTATCTAATGCGGCACCAAGACCTTGAAACGCTAGATCAGCTATCCTAGCCACAACACTGTTTAATTGATGAATTACCTTACTGTCTTGGTAGGTGAGTGGGAGTGATACATTCTGTTTTTGATCTTCTTGAATAACTTCAAGTATCTCATTGAAGCTTGGCGCATGATAACCTGTTTCGTCAAAATATATATTTGTCATGTGTGTCTCTTACGTATTTATATCGAAGGTTTCATTCACCAGACTGATTGTACCACCAGCAGATAGGATGTTAGCAGTGAGACTCATTAACCCTGTCTGTTGATTAAACTTTGTACTATAGTTTGAAATACCCAATACTTCTGGTAGTGATTTTATAGCTAGACGAATTTGACTATCTACGAAATCTTTACTAACCTTACCTAATAGAGCTATTTTGTTATTTTCGTTTTCAATCCAAGGGACTCCAGTATTAATATTCCTGAACCACTCTCCCCTGAATGTACGAAGAGTAACCATAACGGCTTGTCGGGTTAACTCTTGTTCTGTAGTAACTGTACACAAGTCTCCTTCAAATATGCATAAATCCCCTGTATCTGGGTCTAGGAGTAAGTCTGTCATAAGTTACCTTCATAATGGATCTGGTGGTGGATGTGCTGGTGACCCTGTGCCATGGATGATATAAGCAGCATGGAGTGCATCAAAATCTTCCTTAAGTTGGTCTAAGTCTGTTCCGGCAGCAGTGATTAAATTACCACCAGCAGTTACAGTAGCGCCATTAACTGTTCCTTCACCGCCAGTAATACTCCAAGTACCGTCAGCATTCAGTATTACTGTAACGCTGCCATTAGAAACCCCTAGGGAACCATCTGGCGATACATCGAAGTTGAAGTTGGGGTTGGTGAGGGATATTGTTTCATCAGCCTTAAACGAGAGCCTACAGCCTTTAAACCGTATTTCAAAGTCGTCTAAGGATAGGGAGTAATCTACTCCATTAGCCTGTGCTGCATAACCTAGTACAACAGCTTGGGCACTACCAAACGTAAGTCCATCCACTGGAGTGTAAGTATTGGCTTCGCTAGCGTACACAAACTCTTCTATAGAGTGTTTTGGGTACCCTATTAGTACCTTAGTACCAACATTCATTGGAAATGATATAAACCCGTCTACGTTGCCTTGTAGGATGACTGGGCAGTTAAGGACTGTAGGGACTTCAATCTCTACTCCATCCTTTTCCCTAACAATAGCCAGAGGTTGTACATCAACCAATCGACTAGATGCATAGTTAGCGTTACCAACTACTTCAGCTACATCTATAGTTTCGATATTAGTGTTAACCCAACGTCTAACCAGATCACTGATAGCAGCGGGTTTGTTTTTCGTATAACCCTTCATCATTATTATAACGACTCTAATGTCAATTGCGTTTCCCAAGTTCCACCACGGTAGTTACCTACATATTTCAGTGATGATATTGAGTATTCCCCATTTAGTGTCACATCAAACCCCGATAGCTCAACTACTTTATCAATAGAGATTCTTCCATCAAGGTATGTGGTTAGGGATAATGTCTTAGATTCCTTTTTACCATCAGCATTAGATGGCGTATTGTTTGCCGATATGTTGGAAGCGTTAACAGAACCTTTAACATTACTTGGCGTTATCTTTACAATAGCAACACTCTGTGCTAATGGCTTTGTTACAGTGGCAAGAGGTATCTGTTCTTTTGTTTGAGTGGTAGGTTCGATGTATAATCTTCCAGAGGCCATGAACACACGCATGTTACATGCCTCAGCAACCTTGGTCAGTTCTGCCATCAAATAGCCATAACAAGAATACCCAGAAAGATAAGGACTATCTAATATTCTACGTTCCCTTGTACCACTATCTGGTAGCGTAATACGTCCTAATGGGATGCCATGAGACTTAATATCACTAACCAACTTATTGATCACATCTAGTCGTGTGGAATTAGCTGGGAATGTCCTTGACACTCGACTATTTCTCTGCACTGTCCTACCTTCACCACACATTATCTCTGTTACTTTATCAACGGTACTGGAGTCTGTGTAGAACGCCACTACTTGTCCTACAAATAGGTCGGGGAGTGCCAGAGAACCAATTTCTACAGAGGCGTCTACGAAGTCTCCTGTGAGGTTCGATCTATAACCAGCCCTTACAATGATTGTAGTATCCACTTTAATGTTTTCAATAATTTCATCACTAAGATTGATGAATTTCAACTTAGTAGGGGAAGTAGAATCCTTAGTTTGTGTTATGTCAAACTCAAGCTGTAACCCCTTGCCACCAACACCAGAGATAGAGAAGTTTGTTCCTGATATTGTGTTATAGTCAAGGTAGTCTTTATTCTTTAAAACAATACCATCTGGGGAAACCCCATTAGTGCCCTGAGACACCTTAGTGGGACTAACAATAGTTTGGGGGATGATAAAATTATTAACCTTATCGGGATTGTAAAATACCACTTCATACGCAAAACCAAAGTTAATCGTCATACCAAACCCTAAACTATTGTTGTTATTCTAAATTATCGACATACTCGTCATAAGTCATAAATATGAGTTCGTGCGTCTTGTTTACCCCTAGATTATTCCTACCCAGTAAAGCATCCCCAGAAGAAAGTTTAACTGTGCCTAAGAAACCATCAAACTTTTTATTAATTACAGAGAGATGACTTGTCATAGAAAAGTTCTCAACTAAAACAATACCCTTAACGAGGTAGTTTCCGTTCACATCCAGAATGTTTAATTTCCATCTGGAGGTACGTTCTATCCATCGGTATTCAAGTATCGCAGTTTCGCCATTCATACTGACTGTTATGGCAGAATAACCTGTTGTTGGTGTAGGTAGTCTATCCACTATGGAACCTCATCGTTTTCAAGTTCACTTGCCTTTTTGAAGTGGTAGTTAGACTTTTCAAAACTCTCATTCGCAGTCTTAATGGCTTCTTCTTTCTTACTTACAGAAGAAACAGACTTATCTTCAAATGAAGTAGACACCGCCTTCTTTTCTTCCTTCTCGGCCAATGCGTCACTATAGGCTTTAGGAACACTAACACCTTCAGTTATACCTTCAGCATAGATTACTTGCTGAAGGGTAATACTAATCTGAAAAGACTGGACAATAGTACCATCTGCCTTAGTGGCACCCCAACCGTTGGCGTTGCTCTGGGATGGGGTGAAATTGGTTATGAACCAATTACTCTCTTCCTCCCCATCAAGTCTATGCTTAAGCTTGACAGGATAGCCAGCTTCCATAATAGACTTAATCTTGTCAATGTATCCCCCAGCCCCCAAAGGGTTTTGAGAAGTGGAGGTGAACACATCGGAGACTATGCCTGAGAATTGTGCTGTTGGTGGGTCTGTAATGTAGTTGTCAGACTTGTTCTTTCTGTCCGCAGTGGGGTGGGATGTAGTGCGGGCTGGATAAGTAACATTGATATCTGAATGAGAGTTTAATATCAGGAAGGTATCATCGTATCGGATATAGTATGTCATTGAAACAACCCAACCTCTAACCCAAAATTACTAAAGAACTCCTCACCAACCTTCTTAGCGTCAGCATTAGGGGAATTAAATGTTACGTTCCCCACTGTTACATTGGTTTTAGTAGAACCACCACTTCCTGCAATATTAGACAACATACGCAACGGAAGTGAATTACTTAACTTCCCGACCTTACCCAAATCTAGGTTAAACTTATCCTTCAAGGCCGCTAATGGAGACTGTAGGCCCGTGGTTAATG